TATCCATAAGTTCTCCCAAATTTTCTCCATCATCAACATACGAAAGCATTGCAAATGCAGGTGCTGATACACCGAATGCAGATGCAGCGGCCATTAATCCAGGTCCATATGTAGATAATTCTATTAATTTATCCCAAATAGATTCGCCACCACCAAACAGAGAACCAACAAATCCAAGAATTCCATTAATCAATTCAGCTGCACCCAATGCAAGTAATCCCGCCGATAGAGCAGGTAGTGCCAATGCTACTCCCATTAAATTAACTGCATTAATACTACCTATTGTGGCAAGTGAAGTACCAACCGCTAACATTACATTTGCAATTGCGTTACCAACAGAATTTATAACAGTCCCTATTCCATTAAATATGGATGTAATAATTGGACCGGCCATTTCTAATGCTTTTACTAAAACCGTCCCTATAACTTCTGCTATTTTGATTAGTACAGGTGCCAATGCCATTAATGCCGGTGTTGTTAATAAAACTGCCGCACCGAACGCCAACATTACGGGTATTGCCGGTGTGAGTGATATCAATCCCGTCGATAGTGATACAAGTCCTTGTCCTAATCCCTGCAATACACTTTTTATTGCAGTTCCTACTCCCATTCCGATTTCTTTTATAAATCCACCCAAACCAGCTCCTAAATCTTTTATTTTTTCACCAAAAGTCATTGCTTTTTCCAAAGGTGCTTCCAATGCTTCTACTTGTCCTGCTACACTTTCAACAACTGCTCCGGATCCAGGAATCAATGCATCTGCCCCTGCCGCTGCTGTTGAAACTGCTGCTTCCTTTGCCACATCAGCAATTCCTCCTCCACCTCCACCATCTCCTGCGGGTGCTGCTGCGGATGGTGCACCTCCTTTACCCTTAAACATTCCTGCTACCTTTCCTATACCGGCATCTAATAAACTTGTACCAATACCACCAAGTATTGCAGCTCCTCCGGACATCAATGTTTCCTTAAGTCCACTAACAAAATCCAATTGCATACTATCCGATAGAGATTTTTTATATGCATCGGTTTGTAACCAAGCATCCTTCATTGCTGTTGCAAGTTCTGATGCAGCAACTGCCGCTTCTGATTGTTTTTTCTTATATTCAGCGTACCCAGGATCTGCCAAATATGCATCACCTATTTTTTTAGATAATTCGGCATCAATTATAGCCTCCTGTGCTGATATTTGTGCCTGTTCGGATTGTAGTGCTGCCTGTGCAGCTACACTTGTTTTTAAAAATTCTTGATTAGCTGCTCCTGCTTTACCTGCTTGCAATCCACCAACCTGTGCACCTTCTTTTGTTGCTATTTTAGAAAGGGATTGTAAATCTAACCCACCCAATGCCGCTGATAGGGCTTCTTGTTGGAACATATCCATTTGTGCTGGATCCAAACCTTGAGCCTTAATTGCATCCAATGCTCCTGCTGTATCACCTGCTGCGAATTTTGCTCTAACTTCGGAAAGGTCAACTTGTTCTCCCAATAAAGATGATAACTGCATTTCTGCCTTTATACTATCTTTATAGTTCATTACCATACTTTTACCAGCCTTTGCAACATCACCGAAACTAACACCCATAGATTGAGCATACGCTACTGCTTTTGCTAATGCGGGCCCACTTTTTATTTGATATCCTAATGCCTCTTTAGATGATTCGGCAACTTCTTTCATTAAATTTCCTAAAGATATTCCTGCCTGATCAGCCATAGTACGCATTCCCTCTGCCATATTCATAGACATACTTGCACTCATTCCATCTATTCGTTGGAAGTGTTCTGTTATCTGTGATATATCATCTACCGATGTTCCAGTTCTTTCTGCCATTATGGCCATATCTGCAGCTGCTTTGCCTGTTGGCATTTTACCTGTTGCTGCGGCTGCGGAACTCATTGCTCCTGCTATCTTATCTGCACTAATACCGGCCATTTGTAGTTGCGATGCACCATATCCAACACTACCCAATCCCTTACCGAACAATGCCGTTTTTGATGCCGCTCTGAATTCAGCTGCTGCGGATTTCATTGCAGCTGAAAATGCATTTGCTGCTTTTTGTGCAGCAAATTGAGCATCTATTTGAGCTTTTCTTATTTGTTCATTTGCTTCAATTTCTTGCTCTTTTCTTTCTTGTGCTATTTGACCTGGTATAAATTCGGCATCACTTCTTATTTTTGCGACTTCAGCTATACCATCTATTTCATTTTGCCTTCTTTCTTTATCTGCTTGCATTCCGGCTTTTATGGGTGCACCGAAATAATCATATGCCGCCTTACCCAACGCAGCACCTAATGCAAAAACGGCTGCTTTCCACGCAACCGTATCTCTTATGTTTGTTTTTATGAGTGTATTTAATTCACTCATAGCAGGGATTCCGCTAAAATTACTAAACACATCATCCAGCCGTTCGGAGTTTATTTGTGCTTTTTGAATTCCTTTAGCAAAACTATCCGCCTCATCACCCATTGCATTTAAAACATCCAATAATTCTTGCGATGTAACTTGTGATTTATCTATTAATGATATTTGCGTTTGAAATGCTGAATTTGCATACTCTATCGCATTTAATCTTTCTTGTTCACTGTTCCACCATTTGCAAGTTCTTTTGTAATAACTTTCGAAACATCTTTTGTTAATTCAAATTTATCCGATATTATTGCGGCAAGATTACTATTTTTTTTGAGTTGATTTCCAATACTAATCATAGTATCTTCCATTTCTTCGAAATCTTCCGTCTGTGCCTTTATTTCATTACTCTGTTGTTTAAACTGTTTATTTAGTTTATTTAGATAGGCTTGCTGCTCTTTTATAAGTTTAAGTTGTTCTTTATCATCGGCAATAAGATTTTGTTTGAGTTTTGATAACTTCGCAGTCGTATCATTTATTTCTTTTACAAGACGTGCTTGGTTTTCTAAATCTTTTGCAAATCTGCCCGATTCATCTCTTACAGCTTTAGCCATACATCAAAGGTATTATCCTGCATATTTTTTAAGTAATGCATCGGTTGTTTTAGTATCAATATTATTTTTTATTTGTGCCTTTCTTGTTGCTTGGATTAATTTCACAAAATTTCCTTCCCAGCCAGAAAGTGCTCTTGCTAACTGGGGGTCAGTTTTTTTTACTTGATCTAAAAATTTATCTTTCTTTGGGCTATCACTACCGATAAACGATAATAGTTTATCCCACAATTTTGCTTCAATTAATCTGGGCATATTAATACTTTATATTTTATATAAATATAAACACATTTAATTTATCTTCTTCTTACTCTCGAAGATGATGCTTTTGATTTTGAATTTATAGCATCGTAGTGTTGCTTCTCATCTTCTTTGGCTGCAAGAAGTTCTCTATAATAGAATTCTCGAAGCTTAATAGGCATGTAGTATATATCGTTCCAATTGAATCCACCATTTGCATAGTAAACCATTTGAAAGATTCTCTTATGTAAATAAACGCTATAATCACTCGGTAGGGTAAAAAAACCCAATCCCAAAAGGAATTTTAAGCGCCTCCGTCTCACCAGTTACGGGTGATGTATAGTCGAATGTTAAATCCAAGTCTGGACTTACTTTTGCAATTTCTTTTCTCAAAGCCTTTGAATCACCAGCTAATAATTTGTTAGATACAAAATTACCAATATATCCGGCATCTCTGTTACCATCAACTTCTACAATGATTCTTCTATATCTTGTAGTTATTTCATTCGATTGCTTCAATGTTTTTTGATATGCTTCAATATCTTTATTTATTGCAAGTTCATCACCATGTGTCAATAACTTAAATTTTATAGAAGTTTTTGATACAGGCAAAATGAAACTATATTCATTTTCTCTATTAAGAAGAGATTCATCTACTTCTTTTATTTTTATTGTGGACAAATCTATTGTAGTTTCAACTTCCTCCCCATCAAACGGGTCCGATAGTTTAACGGTGTATTCCGGTCCAAATGCTAATATTCTAGATGTTATTAGAATAGCATTTTTATCACCAATAACCAAATCATTTATGTTTACTCCTGGTTCTACAACAATAGATTCTAATAATTTATCTAACTGAATTCCTTTTTTAATTAATGTAGCAGAAGTTAATATATCCTCCTCTTTTGCTGTCATTAATTTAATAGTAATTTCTCCCTTTGATAATGGATTACTTTCAGGATATACTAAACCTTTAGATGGTAAACTAATAATTTCCGTTGGAAACGGATAAGATTTTTGTGTAGGTTGTGGTTGTACTGCACCTCTTGTAACCTGTTGTTCAATTTTTTGTTCCATAATTAAATATAACTTTGTGTTTAATAATATATATAGTGTTTTTGAAAAAATAAAAGGGGAACATTACTGCTCCCCTCTTCTTTTTTAGTATTTTATTATTAGTATTCTAATACTGCGTAATCGTATGATAAAGTCAATTCTATACTTAAAGGATCGTTACCTGACCAATCCAACTCTCCAAAGTTTGCTGAAGAAATGAATGCTCCTTTCAAAGTCCATTGTTCAACTTTATCTCCTACAGGTCCTAATAAATAGAATGTGATATCTTTCTTATAGAATGCAGCGTATCCATCTCTACCCGTAAGTGATTCGTGTGATTGTCTAATCCACTCCATTACTTGCTGTGCACCAGATGGTACAATTGGATCATAGAGTGTGATGTTGATATCATCCCAAGTCGACTTTCCCTTAATCTTTCTCTTTACGTTTATATGGTCTAACTCAACAACTTCAGATGTAAACGTAGGTCTTGATGCTGTTTTGATGATGTATGACTCTATACCATTTAGTTCCATAATGAACCTGTTTGAAAGCTTCGGTTCAAAATTTTTATAGAACATTTTATCAAACTCTAATATTTCTGGCATTTTATTTCTATTTTATTTATTATAAATATTCAATTTTTAAATTATCCGTTAAACGCTGCACCTGTTGGTAAGATGTTGAAATCAATTTGAATGAATTCAGCTGTCTTTGTTGGTTGTAAGTA